ACAGTTTCTAGAGTCTCTGTATTAAATATATGGAATCCTCTACTATCTCCTGTATCATTAGCAAACATCTCATAGGGATTACCTAAGTAATATATTTTTCCATTATTAGATCTTGTATGATAATGACCACTGAATACCTTTGCAAACTTATCAAAAATATCGGTATCATATCCATTCATCATAATATGTCCACGAGTAGCGGTGAACCCATTCAATTCTAAATGACCAAAGACAACCTTTGCTTTAGATGTTTTGATCCTTTTCAACGTCTCCTCTTCATTCTCCTTACAGATCCAAGGAACCATTAAAGTCTTTAACCTACCAAACTTAACCTCTGTTGTATCAGAATAACAAGTTATATTAGGATACTCTCTAAGTAATAAATCTATCGCATTTACTTCGTTGGTATTCTTATAATAAGCAGTATGGTTACCAACAACAGTATGGATAGTATAGGATGTAAGTCTATCATAATAATTATCTTTTGCCCATTTCAGAGCAGCAAAATCTATACCCTTCCTATTATCAAAGGTATCTCCCATATCAATAATGGTATCAATACCTCTCTTCTCTAATTCAGGGAAGAAGATGTTATTATAAAATTTGAGAAAATAATCGTGGAACAATTTGGAATTCTTACGAGCACCAAAATGTTGGTCGGTTATAATTGCAACCTTCATTGATACCGAGTCTTGGAATGAATAGAATCTTTTATACTATTATAGTCAGAATAATTCCCACCATCAGTGAGACTATCATCATGAAAGACTTCTTCATAACCATTCTTCTCAATAATCTTGTTTTTAATTTCTAGCTGCTTCTTTTCCTTTTGTATCCTACGGAGAAACGCATAATGTATAATCTGCGTAAAGTAAGCAAAAGGATTTTGGGATTTCTCAGGATTAAAATTATGTATGTACTGAACGCAATTTTCGATTCCATCAGAGATCATATCATCCTTAAAGATGTAATTAACAAAATTTGGTTTGAAAGATAAATGAGTTGCTATCTTTAAAAAACATTCACCGAGATAATTAGTAATCCTAGGCTTAGGTTTACCCAATTCCTCTGCTTCAGCAACATCCTTTTTATATAAAATTAAGGCAGCAAGAAATTCCTTATTATTGACATAATGAATAGACCTTTTTCTTTTAGTTACACCAGCCATACGAATTTCCTTGTGTTGAAGTAATTATAACATCTATGAGAGATGAGGACAACTTGACAAGGTAGTCGAATATGGGTACAATGTGCCTGTCAAGGTTCAAAGGGGTTCTATTGGTCCTTCTCAAAGAGCTTCTCTAATATCTCTTTAGTATCAGCGACGTTACCTTTATATCCCATCTTACTATTAATCTTTTTTCTTATACCAGTAGGGTCTTTTCTCTCTTCAGAAGACTCTCTTACCCAAGTCTGATACATCATAATCATTTCAATATCCTTAGATTCGCTTACAGTCATAACGTTATCCATATCAATAACAAACATATCTTCTTTGGTTGTCTTTAACCAAGGTTCCAATTTATAACCAGTCATACCTCTTGGACCATTAATAGCTTGAAGTGTGATAGGATTTGTAACAAGTAATATAGTTTTGTTCTCTTCAAAGCACGGTGCAACTTTTGTGAATATCTCTTCACCGCTTCTGAGTTTGATTGTTGCGTAAAAATCGTCTTCCATATATTCTCCTATTTTAAATTTACAGTTACAATGTCATAATTAAATTTTTCTTCGTTGTAAATTTTTATTCTCTCAATGAGATGATTTAACGTATAGTTCTTCTTCGACCTGTAAGAACAATCATCAGATATATCATATAGTCTCGCTTTAGTTTTATTAGTACCCTTCCTAAGAACTCTACCAATTGATTGTAGATTACGTATTCTAGACTTAGATGGGGAAGCAAAAACTACATTATGAAGGTTTCTAATATTTATACCCGTGGAAAACACACCATAAGACGCTACAATTACGGCATTCTCTTCCGTATCTACAATATATCTTACTTCTTCTCTCTCTTGAGTATCAACTCCACCATGAACAAAGAAGACTTTTCTATCAGCAACAACAGATTCATTAATAAGATCATACAAAGGTTTACCATGTGCTTCAACTCTTTGGAATAACACCAAAGTATTACCTTTTAAATCCAAAACTAGGTTTCTAATAAAGGTATTTCTTTGATTGTGACCAATAAGATATTGAACTTCATCTTCAAATACTTCAAATTTTTGTGGTGGATGTTTTAATACAATACATTGAATATCGAGTTTTGCGAGATGACCGCTTTCCATCAACTCAGCAGTTCTAGTTACCTTATAGGAAGGACCAAACACTCCCTCTAAGACCCACTTATGGGTCTGTGTGCCGTCTAAAGTACCAGTGAATCCAAACCTATACTTAGCATGTTCTAGCTTTGTCATTATAGATATTAAAGACTTGCTCTTAAATAAATGAGCTTCGTCTCCAATTACTACATCATAATCTACAAAGAACTGTCGTTCTAATTTATAGATAGATTGCCATGTAGTAATAGTAACTGGGTATTCATTACTCTTCTCTTTACCAGAATATATACGGTGGCAATATGAATCAGGATTCCAACCATAATCTTCAAAGTCCTTATACATCTGCTCTACAAGAGATGTCGTTGGAACAACTAGCAATATTTTTTGGTTCTTACTTACAAAATACCTTACGATTGCGTAGATCATCAGCGATTTGCCAGAAGCAGTGGGGGATATCAATAGCCTTCTATTACGCCTTAGAGCATCATATACTCCCTCTACTTGATAATCCCTCACCTTAAGGTTAGTAATAGATGCTAGATAATCCTTTACTCCTTCTCTAGAGATATGTTCATTTATCTCAAAAGGTGATCCATAATACTTGTTATCTTCAAATTTAAATTTATATTCTCTATTAACACAGAAAGATACTAAACGATCCAAGAGACCCACATAAAGTCTTTTAGATCGTAAATCATATAGATGTATTTCTCCATTCCAATTCCTACCACGATATTGTGGCATAAACTTTGCGTTTGGAACTTCAAATGTAAAATGATCTCTTAATTCATAGTCAACATGTGGTTCAGCCTCTATCTTGAGATGCACCTCATTTAACTTATGAATAACTACATCAACCATAACCTGCTTGGAATTTCATAAATTCAACAGCATTCTTAATTTGGTATGTTCTATTCTGAATAACCCTAAGTATACTTTCCAAATAATTTAAAATAGTATCATAATAATCTATTTTTAAACTAACTGAAGATAAACTCTCGTCTGCGTCTAGGTATTTTTGAAGTGTGTCTTTGTCTCTAATCTTTTTAGGGAAGGGATTCTCTGTGTAAACTTCAGGATCTGCTTTTCCCGTGAAATACTCATACCTCTCATGACGAGTGTTCTTACGCTGTTGCTCTGCTTTTTTCTTAAGAAGAACTATGTTATTATAGATCTCATAATATTTAGCATGTAATTTAGGGATATTTATAGACTCTGTATGTAAATTGTCAAGGTCAATGTTGGAATCTTCTTCCCACATTTTCTGTATCATCTCAAGGTCAAACATCATCCATCGAATCCTCCCTCTTCTATCCACTTCTTTATCCACCTTGGTGCATAGAATATTGCAAATGACATAGCCCAAAAGGTAGATAAAACTGCTAGATGGAATAATCTATTAGAGTTGACTATCAACCCACAGATTACAAGTCCCATCCAAACATAATCTAAAGTACCGTGAAATCTATACCAGATATTATCACCATACTTTTTAATAAAACTATCTCTTTTCTTTGCGAACCACGGTGATACGTGCCTCATCATAACAAATCCTTCGTTGAAGAACATGACAAAGAATCCAATCCAAAATATCATAAACGTTTACCCTCAGGGTTTTGAATAGTGTATATAGTGTACTTGAAGACTGCCTCTGCTGTAAAGTATTCAAGGTCTGGGTTAGTAGCATCAAATGCCAAATCTGACAATGCTATTGGAAACATATCTTGAAATTGAACTTGGAACTGAACTCTTTGGTTACTGTTCAGTGCTTGTAGTGTTCCATCAGAATATATGTCCATTGACTTAGCATCTGGTTGATTCTGCTTATTAGTCCATTGAAGTCTATCATTTCCAT